AGACCGCAACTATACGCTGGCAGGCTTCATTATGACGGTATTCATGGCACTCACGGCTTTCCTTGCCACGGAAAAGATGACCATGGTGCTGATAACAATCACACTCCCTTTATGGGTAGGAACCGGAACGGCGCTGCTCATTCTGTTCTGTAAGGTAATGTGGGTACACGACTTCATGGCGCTGGGAGATAATGCTGCCACGATGCTGAGAGATGACCTGGTAGACGTGGCCATGAACAAGGGCTTGCAGGATGAAGGAAAGGCAAACGATGAATACCTACACCATCTCGTAATATCATCCATCAGGCGCACTCATAACGACACAGAGTATAACCGCGCCTGCCTTAACAGAAGGAACCGATACGTAAAACGAGCGATGACCGCAATCATCGCCTCTGTAATAGTGAGTGCAACGACTACGGTCATCATGCTGACCTTATCTTTTCTTGGGATTCTCCCCGTGACTTGAAGTATCCGGATAACTGTTCGGATCTTCTGGCCAACCATCCTCATTATAGTTTGGTTTCATAATCATAAAAAGGGCTCGTGCATCCGGAGAGCAGTCCTTCAGCACGAGCCACACAGCTGTATTTCTTTTCACTTGTTATGTACAAACTCTGCTCAATCTGCACACAACCTTAGTTCAATGTCATCATTACGCCTGCAAAGATAGTACTTTTCTTCGAAACCATCAAACATTTTGCTGATTATTTTCAGAAAACAGCAAGAAAAGGCCCCGATGCATTGCTGCACCGGGGCTGAGTTGAGTTATTGAACATGTTAGCTATGCTAACTGCAATGCGCCACAAGGCTATGGCGACTTCTGTCTTATGGGGAACGATGACCCCAGCCTCATTATATCCTGTCCGCAGCCGCACGCAAGCGATTGGAAACATCGCAAAGTGCTCCACGGAGCATAACCTTCTCTTCTTCGGTGAAACCGCCTACACCACCATTTCCGTCAATACCATCGAGCTTATGATAAAGCCATGATGCCGATTTTCCGAAATAGGTATGTGCTATCTCGCGCCATGATACCGTCATCTGGATATCCTGTATGCGCTGCTTTACTGTGCTGTCCTTAGCCTGCTTCATTGTTACTTCCATAATCTTATGCTTTTAATGCCCTCCCCGAAGGGAAGGCTGTTGTTAATACTTGGTGTAATACTCTGGTGGCTCAATCATCTCATCAAACAGCTGCTGAGCGTACCATAATAACTGTGGGTTACCTCTAGGGTATGACTTCCGGAAATTTCTGATAGCTTCTATCAGTTCTTCCTCTTTTTCTGTTACTAAAATCTTCTTCATATCGTTTTATTTTAAGACTCTGCAAAGATACTACTATTTTTCGTAGTAGCCAAATATTTTATACGAAAAATCGTAGTATTAACTATGTTTAAGCTTTCTGTATGTGAAAAGGTAGAAAATGAGCGGGAAATTTTCAGAAAACAGCAAGAAAAAAGCCCCGATGCATCTCGCACCGGGGCTTCCTGATAATTTTGATAACTTTATAAACTTGGAAAACCGTACTCTACAACAAGAACGATAGATTTCCATATGAGAATTAGAACACACGCTTGTGCAATGTTAGAAGATCATATTACTATAACTAATAATCATGAGTATAAAAAAGATACATCTAATATAAAATTCAGCCAAACTATACCTATAAACACTTAAACCTATTTTCTAAACATAATAATCCTGGGATAAGAGAGCCTGGAGTGCGGGTTCTGACCCACCACCTCCATGCGCACACCCTTTGTCCCGTAACGAAAGAAGAGGAACCTCTTCGGCACACGATGAACAATCATCTGGAGGGTATCGCGACTCTCGATATGCACCTGCATGCTGTCACCCTCGATTTCGCCCCGCAGGGTTATCCATGGATCACTCCAGGAAACCGTCTGCGAGACGTCGGGCGGTCGGTAGGAACCGGAAAGAAGCCGACTGCATGTATCGTGAGGAACCGGCCGGATGGCTGCCTTCACGTCTACCTGGGTGGTGGCAGAGGTTGTAGCTGCCGCCATGATCCGGCTGTTCTTTATCTTGAGTTCCTTCCTGTTAACGGCAAGGAGAGAGTCCGGACTGCGTTTCAGATCAGACGTCTTCAACGTGATGGCTGGCACGGAAGCTCTTGGCCTGCCTGACTGCGTGCGGCCTATCTCTACCCTGCCGTTGTGAAGTAGAATATCCTGATTCTCTTTCGTGCGCTCCGACTCGCCCCTGAGGTCGTGACACTCCTTGAACGCCACAACCAGGGCGAGCGGAATCAGCACTAGAAAAATAACCTTAATAAAACCTATAAACCTATTCACAACAAAAATAACAACAAATAACAACAAAACACTTAAAACTTATACACACTTCCGCCGGATCGTCTTGATAATCGAGGTAATGGTGGTGAGGTACGTAGGATCTGTAGCGTACTTGCACCCTACCCCGTCGCATATCTTCTGGGCAAACTTGAACGGGTCCTTGCGGCATGGCCAGGCATCCTTATAGCCCGGCTTCTGGAAGAGACGTTCATGTTCCTTCAGGCAGTCGCCTACAGAGTCGAAATCCTTGAAGGCACGCATCACGGTATAATACCAGAGATTTTTGCCTGCTACCTTGCACACAGAGACGATACGGTCTGGCTCCTTGAACTTCTGTTTAGGAGTCTTGAAGTATTCGTGAGTCTTCACCATGACGATATCTCCGTCCCATTGGCTGCCCTTGGTAATACCGAAAAGGTTAGCCTTACCGATAACCCTTGCACCCCATCCTGTCTCAAGCATCGCCTGGGCAGTAACGAAGGCGGGATCTATTTCAGTTTTTGCCTCCACGGCCGCAGCATACACCTGACGGGCGAAGGCTAATTGAGTTTTACTTGCCATACCTTTATATATATTATAATAATGTATACCTAATTATGCATCATCGGGCGCATCTTTTTCTGAAAAATTGATAGGCCCGCCGCCGATGTAATCTCCCTTGTCGTTAAAGTCCTTCATGCGCTTTACGAAGTTCTTCGGAAATATCGGATATATAGCCTGTATGTTCTCGATAATGGAGAATATCTCGCGTACCATCATGAACACGCAGATGTAAGTTCCTGTCCATTGCATCGCGCCGACAGTAGAGCCCTCTACGGTGGCATGACTTGCAAAATTACTCAGGATCATCAGGAAGATGTAGATTACAATCTTCTTCGTGAACCTGGAGAAGAAGGATTCGCTAGACGCATCCTTGTGGATAAGATGCTTCCATACACCAAGGAAGGTATCGATAGAGATGGCTATCGCTATCCACTTGGCAAACTCCCAGTCCTGATACACATACTGGAACCCTTCCGACACAGCCGTCAGAGGGAGCGAGGTGATTGCTATCATCGGTATATTTCGTTTATATTGTTTCATAACATTTCGGCCTTATGTTTTTTAGACATTGCAAAATTACACAAATATTCCGGAACCGCAAAGGACGCTAGCGCACCATCTGTCGCGACAGCCGGTGAACATCCAGGATATCTGCACCTGTGGCCGAAAGCATGAGGGTCCAGCCGTAGCTCTGGAGTTCTGCAGATACGAACGGAATAATCTCGCAGGTAGTAATACTCTCCCGGTCCATCCAGTAGAGTCCTTCTGTCTCCACATCTGCCATGATACGGGCATGAACCTTCGAAAGCATCTGAAGGGTGCGGTCGTTTGCTATGACTCGCTCGAGCATATCGGCATGAGCAGATAACTTCATTGCTACAGTTACGGCTATGCGCTGGGTACATTGGAAACTCCTGCGCCCATCGCTCTGCATATCCACTTCTCCGTAATCTACGAACAGGAAGGAACCGGTAAGCTTATCGATGCGTTGCTTCAGTTCGTCGAACGACTGGCCGTAAACGTAGTTCTCTATCTCCGGAACCAGTTCTTTCTCGGGCATCTCCTTGATTGCCTTGAGCACGGTAGCATATTCTTCCATACTGCTCTCGCCCTTGTTGGCAATACCCTTCGTAACTCCTGCAGTAGCAGGAAACTTGGCAAAATATTCGAATAAATCCAATAACATAGGCTTTTATAATTTTGTCGCAGAGAGGTTGTTTCCCTGCCTTAGTTATATAATCTTTTTAACTATCTCCAGAGGTAGTCCTACCTCGTCTGCTATCTTGGCCAACTCCATGCCGGTAGCCTTCAGGCTCTTTACTCCCTCGATGGTCTTCTTCCTGAGAATGCGGAGATAGGTAAGCACGTTCAGCTGTTCTACCTGACGGGCATTACCCAGCCCATCCTTGGAGAGATCGTAGAGCGCATCGGTTGCATCGGTAGTAATACTGCTGCCCTCCTTGGGTATAAACTTGGTGAGCAGGGAAAATTCAGTCTTCGAGAAGAGGAAATTATTTACTGCAGTAAAGTTTAGAGCTATCGCCCGGAGTGTGTTGACAGGCAGTTTCTTGAACTTCAGAGCGAGTTTCTGCGCCTCTTCCGAGGAATATTCCCTCTTATCGAAGTAGAGTATAGCAGCCAGCAGAGGAAGACTTTCCTCGCCCATATCGAGCAGCTGGCGCGCCTCGATATACTGAAGGGCCGTGAGCGAACAGGTGAGCGACTTGAAATCTGTATTGACCTCATAGCCATAATAGGCTTTCTTGTCGATAAAGATAATCGGCAACTGCTGCCGGCAGAAACAGAGATCGAGCACGAACTTATCATCTTTCTCCTGGAAGATGAACGAGAGCTGACTGGCTATAGACATGAAGTTCTCCAGGGTTCGCTCATCGCGCTTAATCTTGTTCAGGTTCCATCCCTTCATGTAGCAGAG